CGAGCCAACACCCCAAGAAGCCATTAGGCGGAGGCAAGAGGGTCTTGGCCGTGGGGGCGAATACATTCGCAATAAAGAAGAAAGACAAAATGCAGACTATGAAACATTACAAGGTTTGTACGCTGAACTAGCTGAATTAGAAGGGCAAAACTCCGCGAATAGGTCACAAGCCAGAGGGTTAACGCCGGGAAAGTAACGGGAGGGTCTCCTAGCCCTCAACCCCCAGCACCCAAAGCGGCTACGCCACCAAAAGAAGGGTTATCAAATGCCACTACCTACAGGCGATTAGAAACGCAGGGTGGGTATACCCCTGCATCTACTGGCAACCCTAAACTTGATAAACTTGTTGACCAGATTATTCTCGCAGAAAGCGGTGGAAACCCCCGTGCGAAAAGCGATGCAGGTGCTATGGGTTTGATGCAGGTTATGCCAGAAACAGCTAAAGACCCCGGCTTTGGGGTAGAGCCTCTTTTAGACCCGTACGACCCTGTAGAAAACGTCCGTTTTGGACAGCAGTACATAGCCGCTATGCTTAAACGGTATGGCAACGACCAAGAAGCTGCGCTAATAGCTTACAACGCTGGCCCCGCCAACGCAGACAAATGGATAAAATCAGGCAGAAATTACGCCTCGCTGCCGCAACGGCAAGAAACTGAGCCTTATGCTAGAAAAATAATGGAAGGGTTTAACGGATAATGGCTAGAGTATTTAACATGGATGGGCTTAGAGCCGCCGCAGGGAATCCTGACATAAGTGACGAACTTCTTGTCAGTAAATTTGCTGAGTATTCTGGGCGAAACATGACCGAGGTGGCAGACTACCTTGGTATGGACACTGGCATAGGTGGCGGTGCGTTTGGCACTGGCCTAGCTGCGGGTTCTGACCAAATACAAGGCTTAGGTTATGGCGCACTCGCTGCTGGCGCTGACGCGTTAGGATTTGACGGCGCAAAAGATTATTTAAACGAGCAAGTAGAAACTCAGAACATACAGGCACAACTGAGCAACAACCCAGATATAGCCCAGCGAGTAGAAGACATAGACGGCTTTGGCAGCGGAGTTGATTTTTATGTAAACCAATTAGGTAAGCAAATTCCTATAATGGGTAGCATTGTCGGTGCTGGCTTAGTTACTGGTGGACTAGGTGCAGGGGCTGCGGCAGGTGCGCTTGGCGCTGGTTACGGTATTGGTGTCGGCTCTCTATACAACGAGTCTGTAGAGGGAGGCAACCCTGACGCTGGCACTTCGTTTGTCAAAGCCATTCCCTACGCAGCCGCAGAGGCTTTAGTACCTCTAGGCATTGGTAAAATGCTCAGAGGAGCGTTTAAAGGCAAATCAAGTACTGTCGCTGCTGGCGCTGACGACCAAGTTGACTTAATGAGTGGTCTGGTCAATGACGCTTCTAAGTTAAAACGCGTTGGTAAAGTAGGGGGCACAGGGGCAATTGCTGAAACTGTCACTGAACTAGGCCAGACAGAACTAGAAATGTCTATGCGGGACGACCTTACAGACGAGGAGAAAAGCTCTCGCAGGTTAAACGCGGCTGTTACTGGTGGACTTGTTGGCGGAACCTTTAGTGGAGGTGTTGCCGCACTAACACCTAACCCTGCGGTAGACAAGACTCTCGAAATAGACCCTGAAGCGACAAACGACAACGCTGAGCGAGAAGCTGCTGAAGCTGAAGCAGAGGGAGTCCCCACAACTACTGCAACGGAAAACGAAGCGGGCGAGCTTGACCTTGCTCCAAACACAGGACAAGACCAAGCCGCTGAAGATGTTGAAGCTGCTGAAGCCGCCGCCGCCGCTGAGGCACAGGTACAACGTGCAGCAGAGAAGGAGAAAGTTAGGCAGGAACTGGAAGTGCAAGTAGGGGGGAGCCTAGACCGTCAACAACAAAAAGATAAAGCAGGGGAAATAAAAAACCTAAATTATGACCTAGAACAAGCAAAGCAAGCTGCCCCAGTGCCGACAGGTAAAGGGACGAAGAAGCAGCGAAAAGCCGCAGGGGTATCCGCAAAGAAAAGCATAGTAGAAGGAATAGAGGGACAAATAGCCGCTCTTGAAGAACAGCTTGCAGCTAACGATACTGCTAATACTGCGCGTGTTGATCTTGAGCGCTTAAATGTCGAAGACGTACTGCCGTCTGAATATAAAGCTGAGCAAGAGCGCCAGCAACAGGAGGCAGTTGAAGCCGCTAGAGCTGCGGCTGAGCAACAGCAGCAGCAACAGCAAGAAAGCGAGCCAATAAGTGACCCCGTTACAGGAGCTGACCCAGTTGTAGAAGGCGACCCCGTTGCTGACCCCGTTGCTGACCCCGTTGCAGTAGCTGACCCCGTTGCAGGGACAGGCCCAATTGACGTAACTGGACAAGAACAGGGGCAGACAGGAGCAGACCCAGTAAGCGAAGGCTCGCCAGAAGCGCGAGGGGAAGCAACTGACGACATGGTGTTTACGCCAAAAGAAATGGAGCGAGCAATAGAATCAACTGAAAACGAAGCTCTAAAAGCCGAAGTTACAAGCACTGAGGGTGGCACAACGGGTAAGGTCACTAAGTCGCAGAGCTTCTTAGCTGCGGTAGCTAGACATTTGAGAAGCCCGACTAAAGGTGGCTTTAACAGGATGTACAAAGCTAATCCTGACAGCGAAGGCGGCGTCATAGTAGATAAAGAAGGAACCGCTGCTAATAGCCAAGAGATAGATAGCATACGCGAGGCATACCTTAATATTCTAAAACTAGGTTCTATTTTCCTAAACGATGGAAAGCAGCTTGCTAAGAAAAAAGATGATGATTCAGCAGCAGCCTCAGCAGAAATACGTTCGGAACAAATGCCCGCATTAGTGCAAGCCGTAGAGCAGTTTATAGAACTTGTAGGTGGCGAAGCAAACGCCAACGCTATTATGGCTGTTATAAAAGGCGCTAAGGAGGTAAGGGGTGGCAAAGACTCGACTTCTAATGCCTCTGCTTTTGAATATGCTAATACTCTGTTTGGGAATGGTAAAGCAGAGACATCTAGCCGTGAGGACTTCGCAAGTAAAGCTGACTCTGTTGTATCAACTCTGTTTGCCGCATACAAAGACGGGCGGCTAAACGAAAACTACGACATAGCGCCACAGGGACGCAGTACGCGCCCCAATAATAAAGAGTTAGGCAAGCCTACTGGCGGGCAAACCCAAAAAAGTCTAAAACTAGCCTATAGAGATGGGTATGTGCCCAACGGCAATAGGCATTTAAAAAAGGCAAACTACAAAGGTTTGCTCGGCGTTATGAACAGGGCCGCTGATTCTGGCAACGCGACAGTAACTTCTAGGATGCTTAGGAAGCTGCTAGATCGTGTGATAAAAAGCCAAAGAGCGGCAGGGATAGCAGAAACAAAAGTAGTGTTTGACACTAAAAAAGATGCGAAGCCTAGCTACGACCCCAATACCGATACTATAACTTTTCCTGAGTTTGTAAGCGCAGAAGTAGCTTTGCACGAAATACTGCACGCTGTACTTCAAGGGTATGTCTATACGAACTTTGGCAAGAAAAACGCAGCGGGCGCGGCTATCAAGGTTCTTGCCGATAACGTAAACTTAGTAATAAACACTGACTTAGCCAAAGTTACTGGCTTAACCGACCAGCAAAGGCTGGAAGCTGTTGAAGTACAAAACATACTTAGAGAATTACGAGACAGCGCAAAAGACAAAAACCAAGGCATGAAGAACGCAGTGCTTGAGCTTATATCTTATGGCAACACGCTGTACTCATTTAAGTTAATGCTCAACAACTTACCCAAGCCTAAAACCAAAGAAGCTAACAATTGGAAGCTCGCTGTTGAGAAAACTTGGCGGGGAATAATAGGCGTTTTGCGTAAAGTCCTGCCGCAAGTAGAAGGAGTAGGGGAATCCTCAGCTTCTCAGGTACTAGATGCCACGATAGCGCTACTGCAAGAAGCTCACGACAATCCTACTCAGAGCGCGCCTTTGTCTGGAACAGTCCTTAAAGCTGACGTAACTAGTGAAAGCGTTGCTGCCAAGACTAATAGAGACATGCGGGGATATAGCAAAGGCACTACGTATGGCATAACTAAGCCTTTGTTTGATTTTGTTAACGGTATGCTGCCCGAAGGTACTCCAGCTAAGTATCAAGCCAAAATCAAAGAAACGCTTGTGGACTTCACAAAGAAGCACCCCAACATAGAAACGATGGTTCGATACATGAACCCCAAGCTAGCGTTTGGGATGCCGCTAAAGCAGGCTTTTGATACATTCAAGACAGATAAGCACACCATCGTACAGCTTGCAGAACTAGTTTCATCTAAGTTAAAGCGGCTTATAGAGACAGACATGGACAGCGCACAAGCCTACTTAGCCTACTTGGATGGAGATAAGAACGCTCTGGACAATGTAACAGGTGGCAAACTCATGGCGGCCCGTGCTGACAACTTAATAGCGTCGCTCAAAGAGAAAACAAACTCACTGCCTGAGAGCATGAGTAACTTTTTCGCGGGTAAATTTACTGAAAACTTAATATTTGTCGAGGGCGACGCTGACATTGGGTCTAGCACTCCGGGCATGAAGAAGCTAAGAACTATAATAGGTGAAGACCGTAAGAAAGACGAAGAAAACTTAACAGATGAATGGGTTTACAGCTCAGAAGTTGAAGACGCGGACGGCTCCGTGCCAGAGGGCACGCCGCTAAACACAGGGGCTGAATACTACCGCGTAGTAAAAATGGATGAAAACGGCAAGCCAATGCCCGACAAGCACCAAGGGTACGTTCGCCGTGACATTGCCGAACTGTTTGGGGGAGAAACTGTGCTGGACGCAGAGGGCGTTTCATTCGCAATTTATAAAAACGGCGGATTGTGGAAAGCTGATGACTCCAAAGGTAACGGCATTGTTACGTTTACTACCAACAAGACCGTAGCCCAAGCATTGAAAGACGCTAAGACTTTGGAAGAAAAGATATTAGCCGCCGATGATATTGGAGTGGCTATACTTAATACAGCAAACACAATAGGTACGTACTACGCGTCTGCTCGGTACTTTAGAGCATTATTTGAAACGGGACGTACGAACGGCAAAATAGACTTAGATGCTGAAGAAAGAGGCGAGGTGCCCGTTATCTGGGAAAGTCTTGAAGAACTTAATTCGTACTTAAAAGACTCAGCAGAGCGCGATGGAGTGACATTCAAACCAGTGCCCAAAGATAGACCAATAAAAACCAAAAACCTCAAATCAGTTGCTACGTCTTCTCAGCTCCGCGTAACAAGCTCATACGTGCAAATGCCTGACACTGTAACTATGAAAGCCGAAGGCATTGATGTAGAAGTTTGGGGTGATATATCAGGCAAGATAGTCTCTGGCCCTGTATACGCTGCTATGCAAGACATGGCAGCTAGGGAACAGTTGTTTAGCAGTTCTTTTGGCAAGCGTTATAGCAAGGTTCTTAGGCAGTTTAAATTATCTAAGACGACACGTAACCCCGGCACTCACATGACCAACGCCATATCTAATTTATCGCTTATGATGGCGCACGGCATATCGTTTGGGACAGTTAGATACGCAGCGAAAATTCTATACAAGTCAGCAATAACTCCCGACAAACTTACTGGCGCTGAAGTTGAGTTTTTAGCCAAGTTTGAAGCGTCTGGCGCTTTGCTGGGTAACTTCTCTGCCACTGAAGTGAGTCACAACGTAGCTGAGCGTATGGCTAAAGATATGACCGACAAAAACAACGGCGACTTAGCGAGTAGGACGCTAACTATGCTAGGTATTGAGGGCGGGCATATAGAAAGCGTAGTTAGGAAAGCGGGTAGGAAAGCGGGCCGAGCAGACAAAATGTTTCTGGATGTATACGCTGCGGAAGATAACGTATTCCGATTAGCTGCGTTCCTGCATAGTGCTGGTAAGGCACAAGAAATTAACTCTGACGGCGCTACAGACCTTACATCTGACATGAATCTCACAGACGCACAGTGGGATGAAGCTGGTAAGTTTGGCCGTGAAGCGTTCCTTAACTACGACATTGACTCCGCTGCGCTAAATATGGCGCGGCAAAGTGTTATGCCTTTCGCATCGTGGACATACGCTGTTGTGCCTGTGCTGACAAAGATAGCCCTAACTAAGCCGTGGATGCTTGCCAACGTGCTAGCGTCTTATGCAATGGTTGACACGTTTGCTTCTATGCTTGCTGGTGAAGATGACGAAGATCGCAATAAGATGGGCGAGGCGTACCAAGAAAGATTGTTTGGTTCGTTTGGCCCCCACACTATGATTCGCATACCCTTTCTAGGCAGTGATAAAGACCCTGTGTACTGGAAGATGGGCGACTACATACCGCTAGTTAGTACAGGACGAGGGGTGCCGGGAGGTACGTTCGGGTACAGCAACTGGCCCGGAGGTCTCGCACCTAGCGGCCCGTTCGTTATAGCCGCTAGTATGGCCCTAAGCGTTGATGCCTTTACGGGCAGAAAGACTAGCGACCCCACCGACACTGGTATGGACACCACTATGCGCAATGTGGGTATGGTGTTTGACATGTTTATGCCTCCTGTCGCTAGTAATAGAAACAAAGACAAACTAATGAAATGGATAGACGGCACTAAAGACTTCACAGGGGAGCCGATGGACGGTATGTTTGCTGCTAGGGCGTTTGGCTTTAAGTTCTACAACCCCACCACAGACAAAGAGCGTCAGATTAAGAGTAGCAGTGCCAAATTTATTAAGCGGGACTATGGTATGGCTATCTCTAGGGCTAGAAAAGCGGAGTATAGGAAAGGCACACCAGACTTTGCTGGCCTACGTGAAGAATTAGCCGACCTCAGAAAAAGACGGCGGGATGAACTGGACGAGCTTTTCGGCAGAGAAAGAGAAGATGATTAAGCATTTCTAGTTTTCTTCATACGAGCAGTTTTAGTGCGAGCAAAAGAGCGGTTAGTGCCTTTAGCGACTACTCTTAGGTTCTTTGGGTTGCACTTAGCCCCGCCCATAGCCATTGGGATTTTATGGTCTACGTCCATATTATCCCCTTTCCTTGCTTTCCCAGCCTTAACCATAATGGCGCGAGTGCAGTTGCGGGCAGCGCGGTTCTTCTTTTGCTTAGCCGTACCGTGGTAGTTATCATATTCTTTACGGTAGTTACGCTTCTTCGACGGCATTTGTTGGCCCTCCTAGTATAGCCTCAAGTATTTTACTGTGCTTTATAGCCTCAGTGCCAGCCAGCCCATCTATGTATCTCTGGTGCGTGAGGTCTACCACTATACAGTAGGCTTGTCCGGGGTTTCTTCCGGGGCACCCTTTATACATGGTCACACGTTCGCGCGGGTTAAGTAAAGCGCCCATTTCTGACAGCTCATTAGTCACCCTAGACAAGCCGTCCTTCTGCCTACCTAGCCACGCTTTTAAGGCTTTTTGGTTTATAGCTATGTAGCTGCCTTTGCATATCTTGTCACCATCTTGGACTACTTTTATACGGACATTGGCTATTTCAGTCTGTCGCCCTTGGACAAGATTCTCTTTAGAAGCGCTGCCCATATCAGCAGTAAACACTAGAGTCTTGTCATTCTGCTCAGATAAGAACTGCCCTATTATATCTAGCGCGTCACTACGCTGGGAATCGGCTTGGGCATGGGTGTCCTTTAGGTGGGCGATTAGGTCTAGTACCGCCTGATCTTCGTCAAAGCTGATAAGCCCCAAGTGCTTGGCTACCTTGCACATCATCCAGCCAGAAATAATCATAGGCTCAGCGTACTTATCTACTTCTTTAAACACCCTGCCAAACTTCTGGTGAAACTTGTCGCGGTTGCCGTGCCACAACTTGGCATCACCGCCGCTTTTAATCACAGCGTCAACTAGTTCTGGATAAGCCCAGCCATAGTTAGCTGAAATATCGTCAAAGAACCTATCGGACGGGCTAATACCATCCTCACCTTTCTGTACCAGCCGCCTGTCGTCATGCACTATCTCTAAGCAACGTGCCCGTAGCGCGCTGTCATTAGACTGTACGATGTCGAATTGCTGCGTTAGGGATACGTTAGTAGTTACGAATGTCGGCCCTGTCCAGCGCACAGGGTCGCGTAGATCACGGGTCTGGGTCATAGAGTTCTTCTCTACGCCAGAGCTAAAATCATACGTCATATCCACAGCTTTCTGTGGCTCAATAGTTGTAAGCTCATCTATGGTACAAGGCAACTGGTTAAGTATCCCCCGTATCTTATACATGGCGTTCGCGGTATCTCGGTGCTGCATAAGGAGTTCTTTGGGATGGCCGAACATGCTGTTGATCGCATACAACGCAAGCGTCTTACCTGTTGTCGTCTTGTGGGAGTATATAGACACCAGCCCAGTGCTGTTACCAGCCGCACGGCTCAGCACACTGCCCATAGACAGCAGCATAACCATGCGGAGCATCTTAGCGTCCTCTCTGTTGAGGATTTTCATAGCCTCGACCCAGCCTTCCCGCGACCCCTTGCGTCCAATAATACTGTCGAATCGTTTGGCACCGCCGCTCAGCCTTCGAGGAATGCCACCAGACGGGCCACCTATAACTAGTTTGCCACATAAGAAGGAATTGTCATCCTGCCAACCAAAATACTGGTAATCAACGCCGGACTGGTTCGCTGCTTGCACTTTTGATAAGTAGTCCATCAAGAAGTCCTTTATGTTATTCATCTGCGCTGGGCTTCGCCCATCAAATATCTGCCTGTGAAGCAGGAATCCCTGCATTTTTGCGAGGGTTAGCACATCTGCATCGTGATCTTCTTCCTGCCAGCCGTCTTTGGGGTACTTAATCGCTAGAGTAAACTGTGATTTCCCGTCAAAGTGGTTCTTAAACGTATTAGTAATGTGCATCTGGTAATTAGTTATCAGCTTCCAAGACTTACTCTCCAGCATAGTGCCGTCGTCAGCCTCGACTTGCTCAACAATTTCTTTATATATCTTGTTGTCCTTAACTACATAGCTGTCAGGTAGCTCAATCTCTAATGCTTCGCCCTCCTCGTTCTCGACAGTAACAGAAGTCTGCGCGCTAAGCTGGGCGGGGCTTGTGATGTTGCCCTTGTAAGGACATTGCTCACAGCCAGCAGCACAGTGCTGCTCAAAAGACTTACATGTGGGTGGGCCAGTACCAGAGTAGCCCTCCATCTTCTCGACACTCGCCGCCATATCAAAGTCAGGGTGGTCGCCCGCCATAGCTATGATAGACGCTTCTGGGTCTACAGTGAAACTAGCGAAACCCATAGTGGCGCGCCACAGCGGTTCTTCTATTTGTTGCCCCGCTGCGTCAGTAAAGCCACCGCTTGCTATGATAGAACTTATCTGGTGGCAACTCGCGGCGACTAATGATAGTTCCACATCATTGTTAGAGCCAAGTATGGCGTCAGCTACAGACGACAACTTACCCACTGCTTTCTTCTTAGGGGCTAGGTCTATCCATGGATTTAAGATACCTGTTAGAAACGCCACATCAAAATCATCAGCGGGGTCGTACATTACCTTAACGTCTAGCCAAGGTGTCTGCTTCTTGTGGTGTGTACCTACAGGGCGAAGCACCATAGAGGGGTCTTTGATCTTACTTGTGTCGAACGTAAGGTCATTAGCCAGCAGTGCCGCGCACAGTGCATCAGATAGCATAGTCCACGTTTCAACACCGATTTCTTCTTCTAGGGGCCAGTAAGCATGTAGCCCTTTACCTGACGATACTACTAAAGGCATAGGCATTTTGATCGCGCTAAGTGCTGCGCTTAGGGCCATCCACCCTTCTTTCTGTGTGTCGTGTTTTCCATCCCCTATGTCTAGGTCTAAACATAGCGTCCTAAATTTGGTAGCGTATTCCTGCTTTCTTTTCCACTTAGTCTTACCGTCTTTCTCGAAACTATGCCCTGCAAATGAACCTATGGAGAAGTAAACTGTTGTGTTAGGTTCTGCATCCCACTTACTTATCGCTGCTACCGCCTTGTCTATATCGCTGTAGCTGAATGAGCCTCTGTTCCAGAATATACCTCTGGGCGTTTGGCCTGATGGGTCTGGCCTGTGTGTGCTAATAACTAAGTGATCGGTCTTGGCATGTACTCGGTCTAAAAATTCTCTGGTGTCCACGTTTTACCTCGCTTTATTATGCCCCCCACAAGTGTGTGGGGGGATATTATACCTAGGGTAGACGCCCTTAGTTATCAAACAACGCTGCTATGTTAGCCGCCAAGTCGTCAGAGGCTTTTACAGGTTCAACCTGCGGCTTCTTCTTCTTAGGTGGCTTGGCTGGAGCGGCGGCTAATTCTTCCTCCTCCTCATAAGCGTCATCAACTGGTACTTTTTGCTCAATTGCTGGAGCCGCCGAGGTAGGAGCAGCTAGAGTAGCACTAGGTTGCATCTGACGGGTAGCAACTTTCACAGAATCGTGGTGAGAAATCTCATCCACCAATTCAATAACCCGCTCAGGCACATAACCTTTGTGCTTAAACACTATCTTAGGATAGCTAGCTTCCTCATCAAAGCCTAACTCAGTCACTACTTCTTCGGGAGACAGGCCATAAGTGCCCAGCTCTTTGAAGTACTCGCGTAGTGACTTCATGCCAGAGACAGGTACTGTAAGTCCATACACCTTACTGGGGTCTGCGGCAGCCACAACAGCCATGTGCCGCTGGTCAGCACACATCTTAGACTTGGCACCAGAAGGCAATATTTTGGAACCTAGCGCATTGTGTGGGCAAGCTGCGCACGCCTTAGCTACTGGTGATTCCACACTATCGTCAGGCTTTAGGCCATCACTTGATGCACAAGCTGGGGCTGCGTTCTCCCCCTGTACATACTGCCCTGCGTAGAAAATCTTGGACACGCGGGGATTAGCGCCGACGATAACTACATCTAGCACTGGGCCTATAACGGTCTCTACTCCGCCCTCAGTCAGACGATAACGGCTAGAGCGGGTACTAATTCGTGGGAAGCCACCTCCCTCACCCCCTACAATTGCGTCTGCTACGGCAGATTTCTTACCCGACTCTTGACGAGTGCGGATGCGGTCAGCGATATGCGCTGGTACGTTCTTAGTAAGTGCATTTGACATAATTTAGCTCTCTCTCTGGTTGCGACGAAAATTAAAGACACGAATGGTACTGTAGTTCAATCCCGGTGGTACTTCGTTGTGGGATTCTAGGTAGCTGCGAACAGCCGTTTTAGACGCACGCGACTCAACTAAGTCCCAAGCGTCATGCTCTTTACAGAAAGTAAAGAAGTCCTCGCGGGAAGCAACAGTCGCAGACTGGTGCGTTGCCCAATAAGCTGTCCCGAACGGAGTCTTGATTGATTCAAGTCCATCCTCTTGTGCGCGGGCCGTAAACCAGTTTTCAAGAGCAACTAATTTCTCCTTTAGGCCAGCCTTGGCAGCTTTGTATTCTCGATCAAGAGAGTCTATTTCACCGCGTACTAGCGTGTAGCGTTCCGCTGCTTGTTCATAGTTCATAAGTAAGTCCTTAATCCCATGGGATTAGTAGTTAGTAAATCAGTAATCGTCGTCGGAATTTACGCCGTTGACTAGGTCAAGAAACGCAGCTAAGACATTCTGCTTTTGTCGTAATCGACGGTACAGCTCGGCCTCAAACTTCGTCGCCAGTATGTGCCATACAGTAGTCTTGCCTTCCGTGCTAATTCTACGTATGCGCGCATTTGCTTGCTCATATTGCTCTAATGAGTAAATCGGTGCGTACCAGATAATATCTTTCGCGGCAGTGAGCGTAAGTCCGTGCGCTGCTACCTTGGGATGCGCCAACAATATAGTAGGCTTATCCGTATGCTGAAAGTCATTAAATATCTGGTCGCGTTCTTTGCCTTTAACGTCCCCGTTAACCAGAGCGAGGTCGTATCCATCTTTAATAAGTGAATCACGGAGCCAGTACTGTACTCCTTTCAACGGCACAAATATAATAACTTTGCCGCCAATCTCGTCAATCAATTCAGTGAGTAGATTATACCTGAACTTAGCATCTAAGCAAATAGAATCAGTTTCTGTATACACCACGCCACAGCAAATCTGTAATAGCTTGGATAGCATAACCGCTGTGTTGGCTGCGGTCACTTGCCCACCTGCAAAGGTAGTTACAGCCTTAGTCTGCATTTCTTTAAACGCCAACTTTTGTTCAGCGGTCAACTCACATTTCCGATTAACAAAATTAGTATCAGGTAAATCCTTACACTCATCTAGTGAGTATCTTATAGACGGTTGTAATACCTCTTTGCATGTCTCCAATGCTGTTGGCCTAGGCAGCCAGCGAAACTGAGATACCTTCTGCATCACGGTCTCTTTAAACGCTGTATAGCTCTTGGATACATTCTTAGACTCTACTAGTCTAGCTAAAGCCCAAGCATCTGCGGGGGTCTGTGATATTGGAGTACCTGTAAGCAGCCACACCCAAGGCTGGTGCTTCTTAGCCCAGTTAAAAAATGTCTTAAACCTCCGCGACCTAGGTGATTTAAGTGCGGTGGCCTCGTCATAAATAACTACATCAAAGTCATTTAGTTCTACGCTAAGATTAGTGAACCCATCATGGTTAATGATTACGTACTGCACCCCGGGGGTATTCAATAACCTCAGTCGTTTCTCCCTAGCACCTGTACATATAACAAACGTCCTATGCGGCATGTGCTGCTTAATCTCTCTACCCCATACCTCTTTAAGTGTGGACAGGGGCGCGATAATCAACACCTTCTTAGCCTCTTTAGAAGTTAGCAGGAAATCAGCGGCCCATAGCGCGCTTATAGTCTTACCTGTCCCCGGAGCGTTCAAACATAGCGCCCGCTTGTTTACAGAAAGAAACTCAGCAGTACCAAGCTGATGTTGCATCGGCTTAAATCTAGCAGGGAAATCATAGTAATAGTGTATGGGGGCGGGTATGGATATGCCCATGTTCCTTAGAACCATAAACTCCTGCACGCCATGCGGCACTACTACTAAGTCCTTGCCGTCTTTAGTGATTCGCTTGGAGTGGGGTATCACTTCAGCGATCACGTCGTTAGCAGACGTATCAAGTACTACTTTCTTCTGTTCTTTAATTACGAGCATAACGCCGCAAAGGCTCTAACCTCTACCTCCCAGTGTGCCAATGTGGAGTCCCTAACAATCCAACAAGTTGCGCCACTCTGTACGATGCTAACAACTTCGCGGGTCTGGTTAGCCGTCAAGTCACGACTGCCGAACTTAGTTTCTACACCAAAAAAGTACCCATTCACATGCCCAATAAAATCAGGGATTCCCGAACGACCATAGCCGTTGGCGGGTGGCATGAAGTAGTAACACTTAGGTAGTGAGTCTAGTACTTTACGCACAGCTTTTTTAACATCTGCTTCATTGTTCATCCATGTACTCCTCAAATTCTTTGTC